TTACTTGTCCTGCATTCTTTCTGTTATTATGAGGCATCTTATCATGTCATCAGTGAAATTCAGCGATCCGTCTGAGTTTCCCTTAACATATCCTGCAGCCATCCATTTTTTCATATATTCCCGGTAAAATTCCGGAATATCCGAGATGTTTCTGTATCTCTTTACTTCATATACATCCATAGAATCCATTTCTCTCTTAATATCCTCAATAAATTTATCCCAGTGAGTCAATATGAGTCTCGGGCATAATTTTCCGCTCCAGTGGCGGTGAGGAACAATATTGTCTGTGCTTATTCCTGTGGCTCTTATTAACTGAGCGATAAATTTTATTGCTGTTTCTTCTGCTCCGTTAACCTCAGCAATTTCTATCCCGATGCTTTTTCTGTTTCCGTCTCCCTGAGCCCCGTCTCCTGCATGCCACGCTGATTCTGTAATTGGCAGCTCCTGGTACACCTCTCCGAGTCCTACGGTGAAGTGCCAACTGGTATACGAATTAACGGTATCTACATATTGGCTGTTTGCCAGTGCCGATGCTCCCGGATTGCCTGTGTTGTGGATTGTGATGTATTCAGGCTTCATAGGATATTGAGGTCTTGCAAGCTTGTTTGATGCCGGGATTAGGTGCTGTGTAATCCTGATGCCATCTAAGTCAGTTACTATGCCGTCTTTAATCTGCATTTCCATCCACCTCTCTATCAACTATGGCTCCTGCAGCGCTGTCTACTTTCTCTTTGGCTATTCCTAAGACTTTGTTCAAAAACTCAGGTATTTCTATACCGGCATGCTGTAGGTTCTGAACATTAGAAATTAACTCTCTTACAAGCAGCCAAGCAAGCACTAAGGCCGTGAATATAATCTTGCTCACAATATTTATACCGAGGGCATCGGCAAGGATTAGCAAAGCTTTGTCTAATAAAAAGGCTAACATTATCAGCATTCCGTATCCCAACTTTTTATACAACCCATCCAACACCTTTTTAAGTTCAACCTTTTCATCATCCCGCTTGCTGGCGGCATATATTCTTGTAATCAGATCCGCAAACATAACCCCTACAGTAATAAGCAAAAGAGGCGTGAATACTCCGAACATACTTGTTAAAAAAGCATATATGACTGATAATATGCCTATTAATCCAGCCTTGATTTCATTGTCTCCCATTTCATTCTCCCTTCAATTTTTAAATTAAAAAGAGACCTGTTTTTCAAGTCTCTTAGTCCACCAAATTTTTCTTTTGTGCCTAAGCAACTTGCGGAGTTGCCAAAATCATTTGTTTTTCTTCTTCTGTTATTCTTTCTTTCGTAACCATGTTGGTTAAATAAGTTTCATCAATTCTTTTCATAATCCACATATTCAATAAAAAGTTATACATATCATTTCTCCTTTTTTTCTATAAAATCATTAATAAAGCATCTTCTAACGCTATCATACGTTCTTCTGCAGTTGGTTCTTTTGGTGGTATAGGTTCTAAAGCTTTCCTTGCCTCAAACTCTTCCTCTGTCAATACTTCAACCTCTAATGCTGTAAATCCTGCATTTACTGCATTTTGCAACATTGTTTCTTTAGAATTTTCAGAGCCATCAATAATAGTTGTTGTATTTTTTATTACACAATATTTAATCATTTTTACCTCCTAACGTATTGCTAAATAGAAAATATATATAGTTCCTGTAGCGCCATTTCCACCTTTCGACCATGTTATCGTAAAACCGTCATCTTCAATTAAAGTTACTTTCCCATACGTCTCGTTAGAACCTTGATTTATGCAGACTGAATATATTGGAGACCCATTATAACTATCAGCAATTAGATTATAATTATCAAACATTGCGCTGTTGCTTAGTTGTTCATCTACAAAACCCCATGATGTTCTACCTGTTACACTTAATACTGTTGCGAAAGCTACTATTGCCTTTGCTTTAAAAGGTAAGGATATTTTTTGATTTCCTGTCAATTGTGCATCTCTCGAAAAGTTACCTACCTTTGATACTTGCCGGGATACTAAATTCTCAATTTGTCCCCTTAGGGTAGCTGTTGTGTTGTACAGTTCTTCAAACATTCCGTTGGTTTTTTCTTTAAACGCATCCCTGCCTTGTTCATTTCCTGTGATAGGATCGTAGCCAGCCATTATTCGGCACCTTCTTTCAATTCAACGAAATCTAATAGCTGCCGCAGATGCATAGCTTTAATGCTAATATCTTTGTTGAGTTTTATTTTTTCAAATTTAATCTCTATATCAAGGTTTTCAAGCGGCTCAATTTCTTTAAAATATTGGGCCGCATTTTCTCTTGATATTTTGTAATTATCCCCATCCTCTGATTGTCCATATCTTCGCATTAATTTTCCTCGTTGTTCGGCATAATTGTTTAAGTGCGGCTCAATCTGTTGGAACAAATTAATCAGCTTGAAACTTTCTTCAACAGGTAATTCTTTTTGTTGTAAAGTGTTTAAAGCTTCGACTGCATTTATTATTATTTTTAATTTCATAAAATTACCTCCTACGCTGTTGCGGTTACCAATACATAATCATTTTGTAATACTGAGCTAAATCGTTTTTTCGTGTATATTGAACCGTTAATGTAAAAATCACGGTCGTAATACAAATACAGGTCTCTGTAATTCATTTCTATTCGGCAATAGGAGGTCCTTAATCTAATGTTACGTGCCATAACAGTTCCTAAGTTGTCAATTGTTAAGTATCCGCCATCTATATACAACTGTGCTCCGTCAGGAGCTCCTTCCCATGTCGTAGCATATTGAAATGTTAATCTGTCGTTTCTTAGCGTTACGAGCCCTGTTCTAAATTCTCCGCGAAGGTACAACATGCCCGATGATAATATTTGAAACATAATAGTGCTGCCTTGAAGAATCTTAAAACCGCCGTTTTTTATTGTCAGCCCATCTGAGTTAAACTCTAATTTTGCCGCACCGGTTGCCAATTTCAATCCACCTATGTCTAAGTCTATACTATCAATGCGCCCCGAAAGAGTGCCGATATTTGTCGTTAGATTACTTACGTTTAGCTGCAGGTTATCAATATCCAGCTCGGCGTTTTGTACCCTTAATAGCAGGTTTGTTGATGTCAGCTGTAGTTCTCCTATATTTCCCTCGGCATCTGTTAATCGAACACCAAATTGATTTGATGTCAGCTGCAGTTCCCCTATATTCCCTTCGGCTGATGTTATCCTGCCTGTCAGGCTTGTTGCGGTTAGCTGCAGTTCCCCAACATTTCCCTCAACCGCTGTAACCTTCCCTTCAATTTCGTCAGCGCGTACAGTCAAGTTTGCTATATTTTGCAATATTTCTGTATCTTTTATATCTTGCCATTCTGTACCGTTATATCTTTTCAGCGTGCTCTGTGCAAATGTCAACTCATCTACAGTCATTGTCATTTCATCAACTGTCATTGTCAGATTGTCGACTCTATAATCGTGTCCAGGATTATACCAAACATCACCCTGTTTGGGTTCTTCCGGAGTTTCCTCCTGATAGTATGAAGCAATCCCCTCTAATTCCAGTTCAGATACTTCAATCGACAACTGATCTACGGTCTGCGATATTTCGTTATAACCAATTTCTAAATCAGCAACCTTCAGTACATTTTTTTCAAGCGTCCTGCTGAGAATATTCATCTTGCCTTTAAGTTGAATTACATTACTCTGAACAATTCTTTTTTCTCCGACAGAAACCGTACCGAAGCTTTCGTATGTGTCGCGGAATGACTTCTGATATACAAATTTCCTATCCATGACCAATACGTCAATCATCTGCCCTTTGACTGTAGAAACTGAAATAATATCTCCAGTCTCAATTGCAGGGTTGCCCTTGCCATAAAGTTTTGTGGGTGTATATATAGGAACAGATTGCAGCCGACTTAATATGTTGTTCATGGCCGGAGTTACTTGCGTTTCTGATTTTGTATATAGCAGCGGATTGTTTATAATGGTGTAGGTTATATTTCCGCTGCCGACAATCACACCAAGATCATCTTCTTGTACTGCTACCTGCAGGCGGGTTATTTGTGGTACCGGATATTTCGCAGCAGTTATGTTTATATAGTCTCTATCTGTTATATCATTGGTTACTGCTGTAAAGGTTTTAAGCACAAGTTTTCCGTACCTGTTAATATTTATAAAGCTTGCTGCTACCTCACCAATCCAAGACAATATTTGCTGTCCTGTGACGTTCATAGCCGCAAAGTTATCATCAACAAGGTAATTTTCATTCAAAATAGATGTGTTTTCAATCTCTATGCCTACGTATGCGCATAACTGCTGGGTAAGGTTCCACAGCGTTATAGGATAGGTCCTTGTAGCAAGAAACTCAGTACAATCCTTATCAAACAGCTTCATACGATCTCTGCATGTAACTTTAAATACTCTTTCGTCCTTGTCGTCTATCGTATCAACTAAAAAAATCCCCATCGGTACGAACTCATATTCGCCTGTAGAAGGGATCTTCATGCCCGCTTGGACAGATATGTCATTATTTAAAAAATCTATGCCCTGCCCTTTATTTGTGACATTGAATTTCAGGATTGAAGCTATGCAGCTACCGATTTTTATATCCTCAGTGTTTGTGCAGGTTTCTTGTATTTCAACTTTGCCCTGTATATCATCATCAGTGAGTGTTGTATTGCCGATTGTAAACTGTATTTTCTTTTCAGTAGTATTATATATGCTGTCTTTCCATGCTTGGCTTGTGGTTATCAATTTATCACCGCCTTAAATCTCTATAAAGCTTGTTTTACAATCTTTCCAATGACTTTTTTCATCCTGGTAAGCAAACATATTAGCTGTTACATCAGCTCTGTACATATTCAATGTCAATAGCTCCCCTGTTGCATCCGGAAACTGCAAATCAAAGTTCGGGGGCAAGTCTTTCATGTGTGATATAAACTCATAAAACCTTAATCGCTCTACATACGGCCAGTTAAATGTTAGTTTATGCACGTTCTCTCTGATACGCTCTCTGATAATAAAGCCGGCGGCTGACCTCTCGGCTGATGCGTCAAGGTCTGATATCTGCCAGTTAAATTCTCCTGGAGTCGGTATCCATATTCCGTTTATTTTTATTACATTTGCCAATTTACCGCCTCCCTTTAAATATTTCCGAGTGAGAACGGAAGTTCACCTGTGCGGTTAACTTGCTGCTCTATCCACGTTACAACAGCCCTACCTATAATGTCGCTGTCAAAATATATAGGTACTTCTACATTCGGTATTTGCTGCTGTACTGAACCTCCAAGCTCTTCCCTCATTATCTGTCTCAATAGTCTCTCCGGTGTTTCAATGTTCGTCCCGCTGCGTTGATCTCCTAAAATTGCAAGGAATTCACTATTTGGCGGTATTACTGCTCCGGTTGCAAGTTTTGGGATTTTAGGCACATCTATAGGGTTTAATTTTATATCTACCCCCGGGGTTTTATTAATTATACTTATAGCCCCTTGAATTAAACCGTTTATTGCTCCTATAACCCTTTGAATGGCAGCGTTGATTACGTCAATAGTAAGATTAAGAACACCTTTGAATATTCCTGATATGATCTCAACAATACCTTTAAATACATTAACAACCCCGTTCCACGCCTTTTTCCAATTACCGGTGAAAACCCCGGCAATAAAATCTACAATCCCTCCCAAAACTTTTAATAATCCTTTTGTAACATCTGCCATTATACCTACGAATGTCCCAAATTTATCAACCATAAAATTAATTGTTGCAACAAAGTACGGTCCAAGTGTTTCAATAAGCCAGCCTATGAAGGGCGCAAAAAACACATTCCATATTTCTAATATCCCATTTGCCAAGGACATAATAAATATACCAAGCTGTTCAACAACTCCTTTAAGATGTTTTTCCCACAGCCATGCTAACATACTTAGTGCATTTGTTATAATTGGCTCTATAACTACATTCCAAACAGTAAATATAAGTTTTTGAATGCTTTCCATAAATGCGTGCAAGTTATCTATGAGCGTTTGTCCGTACTTATCCCAAACACTCTTTACTTCCTCCCATATTCCTAATGCTATTGTGACTATGCCAGACTTTATGCTATTCCAAACATTAATTACGGAGTTTCTAAACCCCTCATTTTTACGCCAAAGTTCCATTATGTTAAATATAAGCAGTCCTATTGCTGCTGAAATTAATAGTATTGGCGCATTAATTGCGGCAACAGCTGTTTGCAATGCTGTAAATGCTCCTGTAACAGCACTTACAATAGTTGGCCAGTTTTTTACAATTTCAAAAGTAATTAAAGCTGCAGATATTCCAGTTAAGGTGTTGATAATTACTTCTTTGTTTTCTGATATGGCACTTTTCATATCTGCAAAAGCTTCTTTTACTTTGGTTGCCATCTTTTGCGCGCTTTCAGACACTTGCCCGAAAGCCCCTTCAGTGCCATCATCAACGGTTGCAATTCCAACAGTTGCCGTGCCGCCGGTTGTAGCCTCTTTATCTTTCCCTCCTAATACATTTAACTCATCAAATCCTGCAAGGGATTTTTTTGCTTGCTTCCCGGCTTTTTCAGTCGCATCACCTAAATCGGATACAGCTATAGCTTGTTCCTCTGTATTTTGTACAGCACCGACGTTCGCTTTTCCAAACAAAGCTTGCGTAAATTGTGCAATTTTATTTACTACAGACCCTAAAGCATCTGCCATTCTTGTGAGAGCAGGAAGTACAGCATTGTAAATAGGTAGAAATGCTTGCCCCAAAGCAAGTTGTGCATTTTTTAAGCTCGCTACAAATTGATTTTGTCTTGTGGTAGTAGTATCAGCCAAAGTATCGCCGTACCTGTCGTATGTTTGTTCTAAAATTGCGGCAAGCCGTATTTGTTGTTGTGTTTGGAAGTCTAATTGCGCCCACGATTTACTTCCTGCAAACTTCTTGAATGCAGCGGTGCTTTGCATCATAGAGATATTAGTGTATACCCCTAAGTCCTCAATAGCTTCTGTAGATCCCAGCATACCTGACCGGATTCTATTTGCGGTATCTTCATATGTTCTACCTGTTTTCGAACTTATTATCGCAGCCGCTTTCATCAGCTCTTGGGTACTGTCAGCTGTTTGTTGTTCATCTTTTTGGAAACTCCCAAGCAAGTTAGAGAACGTCGAACCATATTTATAAGCTTCAGCCTTTCCCATTCCAAGTGCTTTAGACTGCACATTTACCCACTTTTGGAAAGACTTTGCACTGTTTCCCATGTTGCGATTTATGTTATCCATGGCACTTTCGACGCCCATGGCCACTGCTGTGCTATCTTTTATAAGTTTTCCTACTGCTATGCTGCCTAAAATCTTGCCGACAGTATTCACGGACTTTGTTATACTTGTTTGAAAGCCCTTAAATGCCGCTTGGGTTTTTAGCATCTCTACTTTTATTCCTGAAAAATCAGCCCCACCTCGGACAATATAGTTTGATTTTTTTGCCATGTTCTCACCACTCTTTTCATAAAAATGCGCAAAACAAAAGCGCTTAAATTTGAGCGCTTTTGTTTTATTACTATTAGTTTTTCAATATGATTTTTATTTCTCCGTCTGTGCTTATAAGACTCATCAGCGTCAAATCGACATCAATCTCAAGCTCTTTCCAGTCTGTTGATAGTTCATATGCTAATTTACCTTTAATTTTTTTGCCTGCTGCTAAAGCCCCATCCATTGTTGTAGTATTGCTTGCAATTTGTGCTTTTAATGATTCGTTAATCGAAAATCCATCCTCGTAAGCATTAAACATCAGCAAAGAACTAACAGTGTAATCTTTATCTGAAATGTTTTCTATTATTAAAACAAGTTCGGTAAATTCTTTTCCCTCAGCAGGTTTATTGAAATCGCTGCTTGGAAGCTTGTTAACAGCTTCTAAAGTTATGATAAAATTATCAGTTGTAAGACTCTGACCAATTTCATTTATAACCTTTTCAGTCTTTTTAGCTTCTTTATTAGAAGGCTCTATGTCATTGTTATTTTTCTCGTCATTATTTTGAACTTTTTGTTCTCCTGCTTCTGGGGCGTTAGTCTTTTGAGTATTATCTTCACTGTTATTGCCGCCTATAATCCCTATAGCTATTATAACCACAATCACCCAAAACCACCATTTTTTAAATATTGGCTTTTTTATCTTTACTTTCTCCTCCATTTTAATACCTCCATTTATGATTTAATTACATATTACTACAAAATTGGAAATATTTCAACAATGGAAAGTTTTTATTATTTGTTCTTTTCTCCAAACACGGTATTGAGTATTTGTACTTGTTTTAGCATTTCTTCATTTGTCATAACCTTTTTTTCTTTATTTGTTTGGAGTATCTTTTCGATGTTTATTTTTTTCTGCCATACCCAACGGCTGATAAGATAAGCTTGATGAATATCTTTCTTGTTTTCTAAATTTTTCTTATTATTATATTCATCTACAGCCATTCTTAGTTGCCTTGGTGTCATTTCTTCATAATCTGTTATACTAATGCCTATGTGGACCGCTGCCCTAAAAGAATAGTCCCAATTCCATTCTATTTCTTTTTCTTTGGAGCAGTCCTCTGAGCGTTTTTTCCCAAATCTTCATCTTCTCCAAATGAAGCAATCAAGGCTTCTGTCATTTTATTTGTTATCTCTTTAAATTGTACTCTATCAAGTAATTCTTCCATATCTTCGAGCTTTAAGTCTTCATTATTTTGTCTTGCATCTGACAATAAACCACAATACATGATTTTTTCTATATCCTCAAAGTCAAAATCGCCTATATTGCCAAGGCTTTCTATGCTCTTTCCCGTCATAGCAGTTAGTGTTTTTAACGCTTTGTGTCCAAAGCGCAAAGCCCTTGGCCTATCTAAAGTAATTATTACAGTATCATTTTTGTCTGGCACTATTCTATTTCCTCCTTAATTTTTTGTAGTTTTCCTATGTAGCTGTATCTAATATCCTTGTCTACTCTTTCATCACAAACAAAATCCATTAATAAATTCAATACTTTTTTAAAGCTTTCCATTTCTGTGATCTTTACCTCCAAACGTATTTCTTGGGTAAACGGAAGCTTTGTATTATCTTCTTTTTTATCCTTAAAATTCAAAGTACCAGGAATAAATCTAATTGTTATCTCTGGCGTGTCACCTACGCTATTTTCGTAATTTACGTATGTGACTCCCTGCATTTCCTTACCATCAATTTTTAACTTTCCAAATCCGCTATTGCTGAACTGCTCTATTTCAAAATCATGGTATTTCATAGTTTCCTCCAATCTTAAGGAAGGGAATTACTCCCCTCCACCTGTTCCTAATGTCAATGTCGGCGCTCCGGTCACTTTCAAAGTTGCTGAGAATGCAAGCGGATCCTCCAAGTCTGCACTTGTGCCAAAGCCTGTTACAATCGCTTTAAATTCCCACTTTGCGCCCAACTCAGGCGGAAACTCAATCGCGTAATCATCAGTTTCCCCGCTTTCAAATGCAGCGTAAAGCTCCGACTGTCCTTTGCCTGTACCTGGTATAAAATACCCCTCAATGGAAACTTCTCCGGAATCCTTGAAGCCCGCTATAAACTCCCTGCGACCTCCGGCACTGTCTAATGTTGTTACGTCTATTGTGTCCGCCGATTGTTCAAGTCCACCTATAGAAGTCAATCCTGCTACTGTAACAGGGGCTGTTTTTCCTTTTTTTAGCTTGGTGCCTAACGCTCTTTTTACATCATTTTCCGGCATTATTTATTCCTCTCTTTCTTTAAATATATATTGTAAAAATAATAATACCCCGGTTTACTCCGAAGTTGAATTCGTATATTTCGTTTATATCTTCTATATCCACATCTTCAATGTAGACGTCACCATTTACCCCTATACTGCGTTTAGCCATTCCAGTTAGTAATTCTTCAAGCTTGTTTCTAACTGGCAGCATATGCGGATATTTAGTTGCCATGACACTCCACATAAAACTCAACGCCTGTTTGTCTGTATACCCTTCAAGCGTCTTCGTTCTATCTGTCTTTGTCCTGGTATACACAAGATACGGCTTCTTATATGTTTCAGGGGCGTGAGTCGGATAGATTTCTCCAGCTAACTCCGGAATAGCTTGTTCAATTTCATACCTAAGTGCTTCTTCCATTATCTCAACCCCCTTAGCTCATCAAAGCAAAAATTACAATTTAATTTCTTGCTAATTTGTTTTTCTAATTGCTTATTTATATCTTCTTCTAAGCCTGTATTTACGTTGATATTTACTTGTATAGTCGTGGGTAAATAACCGCAAGCTACCATTCTTTTATTGTCGCAATTATTTTTATGCTTACAATTTTGACATTTCTTGTGTAGTTTACTGAGTGACATTATTTTTTTAATCCCCCCTTCGCAATCTCTGCATCGATTTTCTTTTGCATTGTGTCTACTATGGTTTTTTCCACAGCCGGAGCGTCTTTTTCTAATGAACCACGAATAAACGCATAGCCCGGGATGTAACGACCGTTCTTTGCAAAGAATCCGTATTCTTGTGATATCGGATAATAACCTGTTACCTTACCGTCTTTATTTTTCTTTTGAAATACATCATTCATTGCACGGTCAAATACAGCCCGATAAACTTTCTTGCCCTGTTTGGTTTTTTCCGGGACAAGAATTATACCTTTTTCAAGTGCCCCGGTTAGATACGGCGCATCCGCTTTAGCATCTTTCTTGACGATATTCATGCCTTTACGGGCTGCGGCCGTTACGTGCTTTTGCGGCACATCCCCAAGCTTTTTAAGTGACTTCTGCAGTTTGTCCATACCCTCTATTTTGAATTTTACTTTAGCCATTTACTCCACAGGCTTTCTGGCATTTTTCACATTTTTTTATCCTTTCATCATGAGAGTATAAGGGCATCCCTTCAAATAATCTACAATAATAAGCACCTGAGTATTTAGATGCAAAATCACAATGAGAATCTTCCAAGTTATTAGGTCTGTCTTGATATCGGATATTACAATATTCCCAATCAGGCACCATAACTTTAATTTCAAATTCTGTGCATAATCTTGCCATTATTTTACCTCCTTGCAGTAACAGAGTAGTTCCCTGTTAAGCTCCTTCACATTTATAGCAGACAGTATTTCATATGTCTTGCCATTGTGCTGTATTCGCATATCATTTGTTATGCCTGGGATATACCTTGTATTGAATTTAATTTCTACTTTAGAATCTATGGTATGAGCAGAAAAAAACTCATTTCCCAGGAGCGGATCTACAGCAGCCCATGACGTAGTGATTTTTCGCCAATCGTCTATTGGTTCGCCGTATCCATCCTTGCCGCCGTAGTTTTTTATGAAAGCTATTTTATGTCTGTAATCCCCTGCATTTATTGTTTTCATATAATCACCTACAATAAATTAACGGCGTACATGCCAAGAATTGTATCTACAACTTTATTCAAATTGTTCTTATCAACATACATGGTTCTGTTATCGTACATATCCTGACACAATACCATTGCCACTATATAAAAATCCTCATGTTCGTCTATCTTTTCTTCCGGTAATCCTGTGTACGATTTAATGAACTTTTTAGCAGTTACCAGATAGTTATTTATGTCTTGAATCTCTTTTTCGGTTAAATTATCCGGTTCTTCTCTTATATACCTTATAACATCACTTGCCTCTATTTCGCTTACCTTCAACAGGTTTCACATCCTTTTTTGGCTTTTCCGGCTTTACTTTCTCTATGTGTCCGGCTTGTAAAAGGTCCTGTAAAATAACTTCATCGGTACACTCTTTTTCTTCGCCTCGATACATAGAAAAAGCACCGGAGAAGCTAACCAGTGCTTTTATTTTCATGTTCATTTACCTCCAAATTAGGAAGCTTTCATTACTAACTTAGCAATCTTTTGAGTGTTTTCAACCTTGGAATCAATTTCAATCCAACCCACTACCCCCACAGCGTGTTGAGTTGCATATTTTTCTTGGAGAACCTGAATGTTTACGCTCTCAGATAGCTTTACCGCTAATCCGCTAAAATCACCGTAGAATATAGCTGTTTTACTTGCCCCAATGTCATCCATCTGATCTGATACATAAACAGGTTTTCCAAGTAGCATGCTTCCAAACGGTGATGTAACATCATCATTTAGCATGTATTTTCCTGTGCTGTCCTTTAGCAAGCGTAGAGCTGTCCTTGTTGCTGGCGACATAATCCATATTGCATTTTGTTGAAATGCATCTTTTACCTTGTCCTTTAACTGTATTACTTCATCCGATGTAATCGCTGTTGCTGCAGCGGTTGTGTGTGAAAGTGTAACACCTTTTAATCCGTCAATTTTGTTTGCTGTTCCTTTGAGCAGCTCCTTTTCAATCCAACGTGAAATAGTTTCGGCCATAGCATTAATAGTGTATGATACAATGTCAAATTGTGAATTATTCATTAACGATTTTGACACTTTTGTCAGTACTCCTGCCAGAAATCCGGTTAATGTAATGCTTGTAAACTTTCCTGAAGTCGATTCAAGGTCTGTAAACTCGTCTGCATAGGCCATTGTTATAGCCTGTGTGCTTTCGTCATAGGTCGGAATAGATAAAGATCCTCCTACATTGTATTTAGTTGCCTTTTGATATATAGGACAAATATCATTAACCTTTTTAATGATTTTATTTGCAATGCTTGATGGTATAACCGCTCCATTGTCGGTTTTTGTCAAGTTTACATCTGCTCTTTCCTCTGCGATTCCTCGAAGATAATTGGCAAATGCTCTTTCTTCCGCTTCTTCCTGGGCTCTTTTCTCTTCTTTTTTATCGTCCTTCTTGTCTCCTTTTTTAATTTCAAGCTCCCTGGCTCTTTCCTCGGCCTTAATTGTTGCATCAATAGCAGCAACTTCATCAGATAAGGTTTTAAACTTGTCCTGCTCCTCTTTGGACATTGCCCTTGTTTCGCCTTTCGCTTTGTTAACAATCCCTTGCATTTCAGTAATCTTGTCATTTCTCTGTTCCTCTAAGCCTTTTAAGTTGGCTCTGAACTCGGGAATTCTTTTTAAGATCATAATTATTTCTCTCCTTTTAGTTTTTTTATTGTATTTTCAAATTCTGAATAATCAATCTTGGCTTCATCCACGGTAACAGCCCTGAATTCGTCCCCTCTTTGCTCTGCAACCATTTCTTTATCTGCTCTTTGTTCTATAGAAGTCCCCACATAGCACGGTGACATCCTATCGTCTATGATTGAAACTTCAAACATATCTAATTCCTGAACGTGCCGCCTCGGAATTTCGTTTGCTCTTTCTTCCAAGCTATCCTTTAGAACATATTGCCCAAAGGACCAGCCTTTTAGCTTTTTCTCTCTTGCCTTTTGAATCACTTCCGGGTCTGTTACGGTTGCTATTGCCCTAAGACCTATATTGTCCTCAAATAGCTCAAGATTTTTCTCTTGAGTGCTTCCAAGCTTTCGCGTTTTGTCGTGGTTTAACCGCAATTCAACGTTGCTTGCCCTGTCTAATGCTCTTTGGAATGCTCTTGGCTCTATTTGCTCAACAACTCTTCCATGAGGTGTTATAATAGGCTTACTATCCCTACCCACCGCATTTACATATCCATCAAGCAGCACGCTGTCACTCCTTATTTCTATCCTCAATCTTCTCACCGCCTTTCAATTCTTGTAATTTTCCTATTTGGTTTGTATTTGGAGTATAAATTGTTCCTGTTTTCACGTCATAAAGGACAGAATCAAGCCCAAGTTTAATCCAATTCAAATTCAATGGCTCTAAATCTTCCATGTATCTGACTTCGTCTATTTGCAAGAAATTAGCTTCAATTCCCTGCTTATAAGCTTCAAATCTCTCTTTTATATCACCTTTTAGCATTTCCTTGGTATCAAAGACAAAATAAAAAGAACTCTTCTCTTTTTCAAGCAATAGTTCTCTATTCAATGCACATTCTATAATTCTCAATACCGGCATAACGGCCGTTTTAAAGCTATTTGTATACTCATCCTTCGATGCTGTGCCCTTGATTATGTTTACGGATACTGGGAATATCTTGCATATTTCTTCTGCATTTGTTTCTTTATTTTCGTTGAGCTGCATTTCAACCGATGTATTACTTGCTTCCTGGAATTCTAATCCCTTATTTAGCACAACAACATTATCGTTGTTATTTCCATATAAGTTTCTCCACGCTTCTTTTAGCGTATCAATAGCAGTCTGATCAAGTTTGCTCTCTGATTTCAAAAAACCCTTTTTATTGCCGCCCTTTTTTACTAAATTTTCCTCGAATATCAGTGAATTGTATGCAACACTTAACATCAGCTGATTTTCTTCGGTGATGCTTATGCCTTGAGCTCCGTCCTTTGTGTTTCTGAGAAGCTTTATAAATTCATATGGCTTGTAATTATCTCCATTGACCAGCAAATCATAATCCTTAAATATCGGATCAACATTTTTGTGTATGCTTATAAATTGCTCATCTACATAATTAAGACTTATGACTGTGTTCCTTGATTTGTTGATGTAAGCATACCCGCCCTTTCCAAGGTAATAGTCTGTTATTAAAGCTCTCCAAAATTGAACCGCGTCCAAAGTGTCGCCAGTATCGTCATTTAGCAGCTTTATTCTGCTATCTTCTTTAACCTCCTCCGTTTTGCCGTCTTTCTCCTGATACAACTTTATGGGCAGCATTGAAACGGTGTCGGCTATAAAGTTGATGCATCCTTGTACACTTGGAATACTCAGGGCTTCTGCCTTTGTTATTGATGTTCTACCCAGCAATGCCCTTAGCAGTACATCATCAACCGGAGGTTGTAATGTTTCCGGGTCTGCTCTTTCTTCTTTTTTTCGTTTATTAAACCATGCCAATTTGTCACCTCCTCTTAAATTACTTGTGCTGTGAAGCCACTTGTTCCAAACAACATTTCTTGTTGTATCAAATAAGTTGCATTTATTAAACTTACAACCATATCAACCTTGCCTTCAGATTTCTTTTTATTTACGTATAAATTCAGGTTTGTATCTCTGGTACAGCGTGCGTTTTGGAAGTTAATTTCAAGCATTAGATTCTCTTCATACGTAAACATTTTACTTAAAACAAGCTCTTTTATCAGTTTCGTAGGCATGTGTAAAACGCTTGAATGCTGCTTTATTTCTACGCATTCATGTCTTACGTTTTCGAGCTTTTGCACTGTGCTTATGGCATTATAACGGTCATAACCTATTTGAACTATTTCAACGCCATATTCTTTTTCAAGTCCTTTCAATTTGTAATTTTCATCACCCATAATAAAGGCCTCAACAAATCCATAGTCTATTACCTCCCCGCCGCATTCAAAACATGTGCCTTGCTTTATTAACCGGTCATAGTCAACACCTTCTTTTTTACTCTTTTGTTTCTTTCTATCGGCCGGAATAAAGCCCCACACTTTCGCATATAACTTCCCTCCATGCTCAGTTACCATTGCAACTGATGTGTTGTCATCAGTCTGTGATAAATCAAGCCCAAGCCACACTCGTTTACCTTTCCAAAATTCAGTGTTATTCTTAATTTTGCACTCTCTGACTTTGGTAATTTCAATATATCCTTCAACACCAAGACCTTTGTATTTGATGTTGTTATGCTTACAAAGATAATTTTCCCTCTTGTTTTCGTAATCAATTGCGTCTTCCCGCTTTTCTATTAACGCTTCAAGAATGTGTTTATTGGTTACAGCTACCGGATTACTTTGATAAATTATCAAATCTTCCGTTTTCCATTGCTCATCGGACAAAAATTCGTCATCCGGCTCATACAACAATGAAAATCTTCTTTTGTTATCCCTCAGTCCATCAAGCACCTTTTTAGAGATGTCGATTTCATCAATCATTCCGTTATTGTCATTTGGGTATTGTGTACTCAGAATGATTCCCAATTTATTAAAAAGTGTAATTTGAGAGGACCTCATTGCCTCTATGGGATAACTGTCCATCGCTCCGGCTTCATCAGCAAGGAATGCATTGGCAAGCTTACCGTCCATTTTATCCTCAGAGTATGCCAACGGTGTATATTCACTCTCTGTAAGCAAACACCTTATTTCGCTTCGCAGGATTTTAAATGCATTGTTTTCTACTAATGCCGGACTTGATTTTATAATTTTTTTAATTGCCACCTGTAACTCTTTTGATAGTTTTAAATCCGGAGCAACGGAAAAAAATCTGCTAAACTGAGGATCTGTAAGCATTAAGAGTATAAAAATAACCGCTGCATAAAAAGTCTTAAAATTCTTACGACTAATTAATAGCAATGCGGTTGTGTAATATCTTATGTCTCTATTTTTATCGTTCTTAAGCTTAGTACATAGAGTGGCAATAATTAATAGCCAGGCATAGTCCTCCATTCCTTCATCCATGGAACAGAGCAAATCCGGATGAACCATCAAGCCTAACAGTGTGGTTACTTGTTCAAGCGTATCTTCGTCAATGTATGCTTCCTCATCTTCTCCATCAGCTATTTTTATCCACGATTCAGCTTGTTTCTTTACGTACTTGGGAGCTTTTCTGTTTTCAGGAATCATGCACCATTGAGCATATTGATAAGCTCTGCTATCCTGTATCATTGCCCTTTTTACCCCTCAGCGCCTCAAGTAGCGGATTTTTAGAATCGTCAACCTTCTTCGGAATGCTTCTTAAAGCTGCAGCAATGGTCATTATGTTTTCTTTTTCTATGTCTAAAAGCATCTTGCGCTTGGCTTGAACTTGCTTATCTAAGTTGATTATTTGCATCTGCATGCTGTTTTTTAATTTATAATATGCGCTTAGTGACATTTCCTCACTATTAATCAACTCGTCCTTGTCTTCCATGAGCTCCTGGATATCTCTATAGAAAGATTCTCTTTTTTCCTCAAAATCAAAGCATTCCGCTTGCAGCATACAATAACGATTGATTACCGGCTCATATATTGCATCGTTCTTTTCGATGCCTTTCAAGAGTTTATTAATCCTTAAAAATTCTTTATGAGCTATAGGGTTATTTTTTACTTCAGTACGTTCTCTCAATGCCGTACCTGTAGCAAGTGCTTTTTCTTCCTTCTCCCTTTGCTTTAATTCTGCTTTTGTTCTATGAGATTTCTTTTCGTTTTTTAATACTGTAAACGGTTTAGGTGGTGTCGGCATCAATATCAACTCCTTTCGTAATAACTTTTACATTGCTGCAATATTTTTGAAAACCTGATGTGGGAATAAATTGTGCATCGATATGGGCACGTGGTATCCACGAGCTTCATATTTTGATATATGGCACCCTGGGGGGGACTTATTTAGTCGGCCATCCTTTTGGATAATGTCTTCTGGCTATTCTGCATGCTAATAAGTCTTGACACTTATGTATTGAATCACAGAAATCTCTTTGGTCGTTAGGATGTTGTATGTCTAATAACGAAAACTCATTCCATGCCAATATTAAAGCATCCATAACCTTGCCTTCTTGTTCTGTTAATCCATCTTCTCTTGTTATCTCATGCGTTTCCTTTTGACAACTTTGTATGCTTGTTATTTGCTCAATAGGAATAAACATTGTACTGTTACACCTCGGACATCTATGTCCGTCTGCAAATCTCTCTGCATATGCTTGCTGATAATTACAGTCTATGCATTTTAGTGTTACATACCTATTCATTGTTAGCCTCCTGCTCCTTTGCAATAGATAATAAATATTCCCTGCTTATCTCTCCACGTTCTGCCTTCTCATGGTACTCTTCAGATAATGTAATAAGATTATCATCATCAAGCCGCTTATCCCAATCTTCTTCTATTGGTACAATGTGATGCACTTCTAAGTCTGTATAAATATATCTCGGTGGATTCTCTCTGATTGCCAACTGACAAAGATATTTGTCACGTTCTTTTATTTGTTGTGCTTTCTCTCTCCACTTCCTGGACCATCTAAATCTATCTTTATTGTTACCTTGCTTTGTTCTCTTAGGCTTCTTACCACAATCATACTTACTGTCATGTATCCTCATGCAGTATTTACAACTCTTTAACATAATATCACCTTTAATATATCGGCTCCCTTCCCCTGCCTTCTTGATATATTCACCCTCTGCCAGATGGCAGCAACCTAATAAAAAAGACACTTTATTCAAGTGCCTCTGCATCGTCTCAAAATTTATTTTTAATATAAATGCAAAAGACACCGCGTATTATATTTGCGGTGTCTTTACAGGAGGTTTATCACATGTCATGGCCTATTTGCTTTGTAGTAAAATAATCCATGGTAAAATTATATTATATAAATATTGATTTGTCCATGGCACGGAAATTGCGCTGAAATTGCATTACATGAACAATTCCTTTATAACGTCATCGCTGAAAAAGAAGATTTTTAGAGTATCAATGAATTTCTTTCTATTTCGTGAAATCGTTGATTCGTCAACATTTAACAGTTCCGCAATTTCTCTTCCGGTCTTTCCCTCGAAGTATTTATATTTAATAATTTCAAAGTGTTCATGTGTCTGCAACTTTTCCAAACCTTTGTCAATAGTTGAAATTAAATTTTGTGTTATTTTTATAGAATGTTCAAGATTTTTTATTTTTTCCTCTTCTGCTTCCTGTGCATCCATACTCACAAAGCTGCTTCCGCTTGTGAATGATGTAATGCTTTTGCTTTTTTCTTTGATTCCATGGGATTTTATTTCTTTTATCTGGATCCGTTTTTCTTTCACTGCTTCATTGAAGCTATTGTAATTATACAGCAGTATTTCCGTCTTTTGAAAGGCTGATTGCTTATTGTCTTTAACCAACCCTTTCTTTTGAAACTCAAATACTACCTGCTTTGCAGTTTCATTTGCCGTGTCTTCTATGTATTTCTTATAATCTTTATCTTTTTCCTTTCCCATATCCCACCTTGCCTGCTGCTTCCTTTCTCGAGTATTTTGTAAATCTATGAATCAAAAAATTGTTGTCGCTTTTTACAGGAGTATTCCACATATCAACTCCTATGTTATATATGGAATTGTCTCCATCCTTCATGAGCCTTATTTTATCGTCCTTTATATCAATCACAGTGTAAATGCTGCCGATGTAATGCTTGTACTTTTTCCCGATTAGAGGCAGTTTCTCCGTAGTTACCACTCCATTCTTTTTAAAAATTGCAGGATGCCGGCGATGTATGGTACCCGGTATTCCTCAAGGTCAACCATGTTCATATATTTTCTTCCATATATGCTCTTCATATCTTTCCATATAGCCCAGGGCACACGGTAAAAATCTTGCATTTTTATTGATACCAAAACAAAAGATTTCGCGCCCAACTGCCAATGGGTTTCAAGGCTGTTCCACTGCTCTTCTGATACCCTGTTTTGTTTTATTTCCTCAGAGTCGGTATGCTTTGCTTCAAAACATACCGCTCTTCCTCCGCACAAGGCACCTTTGTAATCCGGTTGACACTTTCTTGTAAATACTCCTTCAAATAAAAGCCCGTGAGTTGATTGTTTTTTGTTTGTTACCCTGAAGGCTTCCGGAGTCTTTTCTATATATGCAATATTTTGTGACTCATAATATTCACATGCTACGTTTATCATGCTCTCAAATGTTTCTCCGGCAATCTTGCTGTTGTACCCTCTCAGGCTGTTCAGCTGCTCTTTCGTAGCAGAGTTTATGTATTTTGGCATTTCTCCTCCGACTCAATTATTACCTTTGCGGTCTTACACTTGAATACTTTTTTTGCTTCACATGTACGGCATTCTTTTTCATTACAAGCGCATTTTAGTTTACCATCTGATATACATGCCATTGCTTTATATTCCATAATCAAGCCATTCCCTCTCTTTCAATAATAATTTTCCTCGTACTTTGCAACGCTTGATTTATTACATTATAAGCAGTTTCGCCAATTATTCCGCCTTGATATATGTCGTTAAGCATAGATTCTGCTGCTTCGTATTGGCTTAGAATTGTATCTCCTTCATTACACGGCAACTTTATCAATCTGCCTTCCGACTCTAACTTCCTGTATTTCATCAATTCGATTAGGTCGCTTATTAATCCGATTGCTCCTGCTCCGCCTGTTCCGGCTTCATCTTCAAGGCATGACTGCAAATCAGTAAATTCCTCCGGTGTCAGTCCAGTATCTTCGTATGCCTTCAAATTTTCTCTGACTTCTGCGAATCCCCATAAGGCTGTATAAAATATTGCAATTACACCTTCTATCGTTTCAGTAGAATATTGCAGCATGTCCATCATATCCTCGTCAAAATCATCATTATCTTGGGAGTACTTTATTCCGTTGAGCTTACATATTTCTCTTATGAAGTCTCTTGCAGAAATCTCCCTTTCAAAATCCCTGCACCAAGCTTCTCCATCTTTAATAAATACTTGATTTCGTGCTAAATCAGTCATTCCCATTTCTTTTACATCGTCTTTTGTTATTCTTTTCATATTCTTCCTCCTATGGACTGAATAAATCATCATCATATTTCTGCTGCTCTCTTTTTCTGTTCTCTTCAGCCGCCTTTTTCTTGTACTCTAAAAAGTCATTCTTTGCTTTATCAAATACCTTTTCTGTATACCAGCTCTTGTATCTCCTTATAGCCTCGATATGGTCTGAATCTTCTGAATTTCCTTTTTCTACCCATCTTAGGGTATTGATATAAAGAATTTTATTTCTTTTGATTAATTCAGTGATTATTTTTTTATCGTCAGAACTTATTTGCATTCTTCCTGACAGCTCATTGCATATCTGTTCTACTTCTTGCGGACTCTTCGCTTCTAACCTTGAATATTCCCGTTCTCTTTTTTCTTGGTCTTTCAAGAGCTGTTCCTCTTTGTATTGCAAGTACTCTTTTCTTGCCTCGTCGTAAACGATGCTGTTGCGCCGGCTTTTTAATTCCTCTATCAACGCATCGTTTACTCCTTCTGTGTTGCTGCTCTCAAGTACTTTCATTAAATTGTTGTAAAACAGCTTATGCGGATTTATGAACCTTAGCTTTATTTCCTTATCCGGATCTGCTTGCATCTCTTTAACCGTTCAGCCGCACCGGCAATAGCATTCCTGATAGTTCTTTATCTTCTGCAGTTATCGGTTCAATCCCGGAACCAAGGTTGATAGTGAGTATTTCGCTTTCAAAGCTTTTTAAGAACTCTATTGCATATAAAGCGTTAAATCCTATTGTAAGTTCCTCATTGTTTTTGCTTTCTGTCTGTATTTCCTCTGTGTATTCAGATATTTCTGAGTTAGTTGATACTGTAATTGAAGAACTTTTGATCTGAAGCTTCATTATGCACTTCTTATCTTCTTCTGCACAGCATATCATGCACCTCTTTATCGCCTCCATCAGTTTGTTTTTCTCTATTTGCACTTCATTATCTTTTTTTATAAACATTTTTTCGTATTCAATATACTTTCCTTCCAGCAGCCTTGTGTATATTGTATATTCATCTGATTTGAATACTGCGCTTCGGTCATTATAAATAATCTCAATATCATCACTTATTCCAACAGATAAAAGCTTTTGTACTGTTAGTTTTGGCACTACGAATTCAAAGTTGTTTTCATAGTCCATCTTAAACCACGCCATGCGGAAGCCGTCACAACCGACTATATTCAACTTACCCTCCAAAGCTGCAAATTTTACTCCCGTAAATATTGGCCGTGCGCTTACGACATTTATCGCGTAAAGCACAGATTTTATTCCTCTTTCGAAGTCACTAATTTTTATACTGCCCGCTGCAGTGTTCGGTATGTCTTCGTCCAGATTCGGAAATTCATTGGGGTTGTAGCTCTGAAATTTATTGTTTATCCCCTTTGTCTTGATTTTTATTGAATAGTTATCCTCAGGTATGATGTGTATTTCCCCATCCGGCAAGCTCTCTATGAGCTTTATGGCACGTGCCGGGATGATAAATGTTTCCTCATCTCCTTTTTCAAACGCTGCTTTTATGCTTATTTCTAAATTCGTAGCCTGCAGGGAATTGTTTTTATACAATATCCCCTGGATGCACTGATTTCCTTCCGTGCTTATTTTGCTTGGCACTATCGTTTTAAGCTTTGACAGCTTAGGCGCTATCTCTGATTTTTGTACTATCATTTATTCCACCTCTTCATCAGAATTGTATCTTAATAATTGTTCTATGCTTATTTGATTCTTTTCCTCCATCACTTCCATGCAGTTTTGTACAGCTTGATTGAAATAACTCTCTTTCAGTTCAATACCTACTCCCTTGCGCCCCATTTTCAATGCCTGGTACACTTCACTTCCTATGCCTAAAAACGGAGTGAATACTATATCTCCCGGATTAGTCCACAGTTCTACTGCTCTTTCTATTACGTCAAGCTGCAGCGGGCATATGTGTTTTTCGTCCTTGTCATCCTTTGCCGCCTTTATGTTTAATACATTGGTCTGCTTTATATCGAACCATACAGGACTTGCATATCGCTGCCACATATCAAGCGGAAAATCTTCTTTTGTATGTGTCACAGGCTCTGCATCCAGGCAACCATCAGTCCATTTCCGGAATACAAGCAGGTAGTCAGGCATTCCCTGCCGGCTGTAGCTGCTGTCTTTCCGCAGCTGCTTGTACAACAATCCATGTGATTTTGTCCTCTGCATTTCAATAACAGGATCTTTCCATATCGTTACTTTACTATGATACTGCCACCCGAATTGCTCAAAGTGCCGGATGATGTCGCCGGGGAAGTCATATATTCCCGCCTGACCGTCTCTGCCTTTGTACTTTACAAGGTCCTTGCAGTGCACAGCGCACAATCTGCCTGGAACTGTAATGCGCAGCAGCTCCGGTATCAAGTAATCAAATTGTTGAAAAAATTCTTCAACGTCCTTACAATTTCCCATGTCTGCTAAATCGTCACTGTAAATATACAGATTTGCAAACGGCGGGCTGAATATGGGGAAGTGTACCGTATTATCAGGTATTTGTTTTATCAGCTGTACGCAGTCTCCGTTATACAGACTGAATTCTTCTGTTATATATTCCATTATTGCCCTCCTTTCAGCCATGACGGCACTGTTATTTTAGCTGTGTTCAAATTAAGTTTGAATTCGGTTCCTCTTATATTGGCATTCTGTATGTCCTTGATGCTTCCATACATGGCTTTTTTCGCCTCATCTTGAAGCTTTGCTTTATTGTGTACCACATCAAGAATCTGCTTTTCTGTGCTGCCTATTACTCTACGGACATTAACCGGCTTTTTCTGACCGAATCGGTAGAACCTTCTTACGGCCTGATAATAGTTTTCGTAGCTGTAATCCATGCCGCAAAACATGGTGTTGTTACAGTTTTGAAAATTAAGTCCATATCCGAATATTTTAGGCTTGCTTATGAGCACTCTTATATTGCCATCAACAAAATTCATTGCCGCCTCTTCCTTGTATTCGGTTTTGTGACTTCCTCTGACTTCCACAGCATCTGGAAGATAGTTTTTAAGCATGTCCGCTTCATAGTCGGTATTGCACCATATCACATGTTGCTCATTTCCGGCGGAAAGTTCCGCACATCTAATAGCTCTTTTTTCTGCTGTGTATCTCTTTTCCTTATGAAATGATGTTGCATTTGTTTCAATCTTTCTGAAAAGCCCCTCACTTGCCGGATCATCCGATAACTCATTAATATCTAAAATTATCGTATCCTCTCTTAGTTCCGGTAATATGTAGCCTTCATCGCTGAACCCTATATCTGATGGCTTGCTTATGCATACCGCCCAGGTGCTCACCCACTCCCAGAATGGTTTTACGGCATGTCCTTTCAATACATAGTTTCCGCTTCGTGATGTATCATTTATAAACCATATGGCAAGAGCTTCATTGCTTTTCATTACCCCTAAAAATTCAGCCTGATTTAATATCTCCATGGTGTTGTTGGGGCTTGGGGTTGCGGTACATGATATTTTATATTGTGTGTTCCTGAATTGCTTTATGAGCTCCTGCTTGATAGTACCGGTATATGACTTCAATATGCTTGATTCATCCAGTGCCCCCCCTACAAAACTGCTTATGTCGAAATGTTTAAGCATTTCATAGTTTGTTATATTGATGCCTTCCTTTACGTCCTTTTGTGTCCTGCACAGGTTAACCTCAATCCCGAATTTCTCCGCTTCCCGTGCTGTCTGTTTCGATACTGCTAACGGTGCGGTAAGCAGTACACTTTTATTTGTTTTCTTGTACACCTCATCCAAGTAGACGAGCTCACATATTGTCTTGCCGAGTCCGGTATCAAGGAATAGTCCGGCTCTGCCCTTTTTAAGAGCCCATCTTGTTATTTCCCGCTGAAAGTCAAACAAATTGTTATTTGTGGGTTCGCATTCAAAGCCCGCGGGCTGTATTGTTTTCTGCTTGCTTTGTAAAAATGTTTCGTATGCTATCATGATGCCTTCCTTTCGGATTTTGCTTTAAGCTGCC